CAATCTAGCTAGATTGATGGTGCAGTTGCAATTAACACTGGTGCAGTTAAAGGGGGTTGGCGTGCGTTTAGGCTGGTGCAGTTATTTTACATCTTATTTCATGATTTACTACTCTTACTTATTAAGGAGCCGCCCACGAAAACCACGCTCTGGTGCAGTTAAATTTATGTTTTTTTAAATGTAATCGGTAAATACAGTTCGTCATAAATTTAGTTAGTCATTATTAGTACAGTGAATGTGAAACCCTTTAATTTATTACATTAAAAATTCAGTTTACCGACCACTTAAAAACACTAACCTATTGTTTCTAAATTATAATAAACAGGAATCAGTGAAACCAGGTGGTTTTTATAATCGTTCTATTGTGATTATGGTCAAATTAATTAGGTTGCCCATTAATTAATTAGTTGCTCTTTTTTGTTGACCGTGTAATTATAATAAGCAACCCAAAACGAGCCAGGAGATCAAATGTCACTAACAAAACTAATGAAAGACTGCATAGATGAAGCAAACAAATGGAGTGCAGGACGTGCTAAGGCTGTATTTGGTGACGATTCACCAGATGCTCGTAAAATAAAACGCCGATTCAAGATTAATGCAGCTGCAAGCTATGTAAATGTATCAAGACAAGCAATAGAAAAGGCTGAGAAAGAAGGGCGATTACCAGCTGCAGATTATATCGACAGCAACGGTGTTAACCCTCGCCCTATTCGCCAAGGGTACACACTTGAGCAAATGGATATGATGCGAGATCATTTTCAGACTCAACCATATCAGACTGCAGAGTTAAGCCCGATCACACTCGCAATACCAGGTGGTAAAGGCGGTTGCTACAAAACCAGTACTGCAGTGAGTTTCGCACAATGGTGTTCACTAAAGGGCTATCGCGTTTTGCTAATAGACATCGATCAACAGTCGCATGCATCGATGTATTTCGGCTATCACCCTGAGTTAAATACAACCATCAATGATACCGTGTTGCCGTTCATGCTGGGTGAAGAAGATGATCTAAGCTATTGCATCAAAAGCACTGCTTGGCCAAAACTAGAAATCATCCCGAGTCACTTGCAGATGCAACGTCTAGAACGTGAAATTCAAGATGCTGACATTGACTACCCAGCGCACGCAATGCTGCAGGCGGGTATTGCTACGGTTTCAGATAATTATGACATCATAATTATCGATGGCCATCCAGACCTTGGTATTGGCACAATGAATATGATCTGCGCTTCTGATATTACTTTAATTGCAACATCAACAGAAGTTAACGACATCAACTCAACAGCGCAACTAATGGGTCTCATTGGTGATATTTATAATCCAAACTCTCAACTAGACACAACACACGAACCCCTTGTTCGCGTTCTGCCAACCAAGCTGGGCGCGTCAGGTTCCGCAAGCCAACAAAATGTAAATGATTTAATGAGAATGTGGCCTGGCATGGTACTTATAAATGGTATCCGTGTAACAGACGAGGTAGGTAAGGGCCAGCGCAGAATGGCATCTATTTATGAGCAAGCAGATGATCAACGCTCTAGTCCGGCGGCTTGGAAGCGTGCGACTGATGTATTTCAAAACACCTTTGATGAATTATTAAATACACTAATAAAACCACAATGGGGTAACTCATGAGTATTAAAAATGATGTGGAAGTCGAATTGACTCCAAGTTCAGTATCAGTAGAAGCAGCAGGTAAAAAGAATAAGCGTCAATTAAAGAAGCTTGAAGCCAAAGCAGCTGCAGCAGATAACACCATGACTCAAAAAGTTTTGGGTAAAGAAGTTACATTTAAACTTATCGAAATTAAACCTAAAGATATCCAACGATGTTCAATGGTTTGGATGGAGAATGAGCGAGATCAAGAATTGCTTGATGAACACGCGCTAGCTCACTTAATACCTTCATTTGAAGAGAATGGTCAACAAGAGCCAGCCAAAGGCCGGGAGTTGTGCGGTATATTCGAAATCGCAGATGGTAGCTCTAGACGTGCCGCAGCAATCATAACGCGACAGCCATACTTCGCGTGGATTGGTGACTTAACTGACAAGCAAATGACGTATTTGTCAGAGATCGGAAACACTTATAAAGAGACTAGTGCTTATGAGAAAGGTAAAAAATACACGCGATTATTAACGCAAGCTACTCAGGAAGAAGTTTCAAATGCGATAAAACTTACTCGAAAAGCCATGATGCGCTGTGTAAAAACAGCATCACTGCCTAAGTCATTTATTCGCTGTTTATCATCTCCAAATGAATTGAGTGCTAGGCGCGGTGAAGCCTTATTTGCTCTTTACAACAAACCTTCAACACCTAAAGATGAAGTGATCGATTTTTTTGATTCGTGGGTGAGAAACGAGAAAGGAACGCTAGGTACTGAGGAATTAATTACATTATTTGAAAGTGAGTGCGGTCTAAATAAAAAAATCGTTAACGTCGAAAAACCGAAGGAACTAGCAATGGGAGCAACAGTAAAAGTAAAAAACGGTAAAGCCACGTTTAATATACCTAAAGTATCAGAAATCTCATTAGAAAAAATTGAAGCATTTATATCAAAAACATTATCAGAAGAAGCTCTTAAAAACTGCTGATATGAAAAACCCCAGCGCTAACTGGGGTTTAAAACACAACTAAAACCGCCAGGAGATAATCATGTCTAAACCAGACTATACCAAAATTAAGGCTACACCTCTACAAGATATTCCATCACTACCTGCACACATCGCAGCTGAGTACTTAGCAACATTACCCGACGCCTTTGGCGAGGCTGTCGCTAAATGCTGCTGCCAAACTATAGCGGGGTCTGCGTCATGCTGAAACACATTATATTTGAACTTGTATGTATTGTGACAATCGTTACGTTCTCAACCCTTATTCTTGGCTTTTAAGTAACGTTAGATAGCATTTTAGTAAGTCAGTGAAATTGATTATTTCACTTTCGCTGACTTATATAACGAGCTAACTCATCCAAAAAATCAAATATAACCTGCCGTAGGCAGACAGGTAAACGTCTTGAGACAGCTGCTATATCACCTTCTGTAGCAAACTCATGAGATAACATCGCTATGGACACATCCATATCTGTTATTTTAAGTGCTCGTAAATAACATCTATACTGACTAAATTTCATATCTGTATAGCCCGATTCAATTCGCTGAATTGTTCGTTCACTAATGCCTGTTTTAAGCGCGATGTCTCTCTGCGATAAATTACCCTTTTCTCTATATTTTCTTAAGACATAGACGACAGGATCTATTTTGCTCATTTTTTCAGCGCCTACTTTGTCATGAATTAATTACAAACACGTCAAAATTGGCGTCATTGATTTAAATTGACTATTTAGTGGTAGAAAATGTTGGTATCGTTATTCCTGAAAGAATTACATAAAATCAAAACATTACAAACAAATATTAAAATAAGACCTGTTTTATGCCGTTATATGATGCTTATAACCAAATATGATATAAGTTTAATTGAGTATTGCAATACGTCATTTGGGTAAGGCATATAACTTTATATAAAAAAAATCGGATATTAATTGTATGAAGAATGTGAAAATAATGAAGACAGTTGGTGAGTTAGAACTAATGGCAGCTGCAGCAGAACCTGGCGTGGTTATGACTGAAGAAATGAGTATAATTTGCTGTAAAATATTGATTCGTGCAGCTAAACAATTGAAGGATAATTTGTTGACTGGATGATTAATTAACCTCAACTAATATAATTAGTTGAGGTACTTTTATTTTGATGTATGTGTAGCTAAAACCGCGCAACGATAACCGCCCTTTGTATCACCTCTAGCGGTTACTTTATCAATAGACCAATTCCCCATCATTTCTGGTGGGAATGAGTTTTTTAACATTAACATTCCCTCTGCGACTAAATAAGGATCCCCAGGTAAATCCAATCTAATATTCGAACCTTGGCGTTGAACTTTAGTTAATTCATAACGACAAGCCTGCTTAGCGACAGATTCACTATCATACGACTGCCGTAGCTTTTTGAAAGGCGCTTGACCATCTTGCACCGCGTGCTCTTCACCACTGCTGTTATCTGTCCATTTAGCCTTTACACCGCTAAAGTTTGTACGACTTGGCTTATCCAACTGGCAATTAATGAACTGCCCAAGATCAGACAGGTCATTATTGTTATCTACACCGATTGATACTAAGGGTATGTCTTGCCCTGTCATGGTTTTAATTTGACCACGTCTCGCTAATACATAAAGATTATTAACGGGCTTGGCCACTGCATCTCGCTCTTTAGCTAAACGAGTTAGAAATGCACTGTCCGTTTCATCAACTTGGTCAACGTGAACTAATTTAATACTTTCAAACTCAGACGCAACCCGCGGACTGAAATCGTGCGCTGTAACTACATGGCGAAACAGTTCAGCCAATGAAATATTTTCAAAAGAACGAGTCCGCCGTTCTTTAAATCTTGTTTTATCATCGACCTGAAAAGGTGCTGATGTTGCGACTATCGTCACTGTGGGTGGGAATAACCTAGGGATTATACGGGTTATTTTAAATTCACCTTTATCAACCAAGTTCCCATCGTAACCCTCGAACCAGTGGATTGAACCGCCCTCTTTGGGCAAGCCGGTTTGCCCAGCTGTATCTACAGTCAAAGTTATTTGATCAGATTGAATTCCAGATGCATCAATTCTCTCCCATGATATTAGCCGGCTGTTGATAACATCAGCTCCTGGGCCACTCATCCTAAATTGTGGTATTAATCCCATATATTTACGACCTTAGCTGGTTCTGGTGGAGATAGTTCAGGTAACACTATCTCAATCCCTGCAGGTAAAACGGGGCCGTATTCCTCTAGCCCCGGGTTTAATTTATATAACGCTTCCTCAGTATTATCATCATCAACTTTCAACGCTAACCAAATCAGTAAGGAAACTGAATCACCGTCTCGACTACGAACTGTTCTCACCTGCGTACTCCTCTAAGTCAATAGTAAAACCAAGCACAAAAGCGGTACCATCATCAATTATGCGTTCCTGTTTTTCTTCCAGCTTTTTTATGACCCATAATCCGAGATTATTACCATAGCCATCGGTTAGTACTAATGGTTTCCGCTTAGCCTGTAAGGCTCTGAGTTTGCTTATATTAGCCATACCCTCGCCGCGAAACCAGGTGCCAGTTATGTTGATATTTTCTAACTGTTGGCCTGTGTTTTGACTAATCGGTTTTTGAGAGTATCGAGGCACAGTTACCCAACCTCCGTCACTTGTTCGAGAAAGCCCTTCATAAGGAGTGCCTTCACTAAGTGACCAAACAAACCCACCTAGCGACATCATTTGTCTCATGTATCACTCCTGTCTGACAAACTGCCGTCCGATCGAGACGAAACGTCTGCATTACCTAGTAACATTGGACTAAGATCCACTTTCATTCGCTCGAGTAACTCGCTACCAACATCACGATCATATGACGGGTTACCCGACGGCGTGATTTGGATAACGGGTGAAAAAGTAATTTGTTTATTCACTTGCTGCAGTTGCTTCGCTTTATCAGCAATAGACGCTGGGGCAGGACGCGATGTTTTATCTTCACTAAACCAACTTGCTATTTTACCGCCAGCCCATTCACCTACAGCGCCACCACCTAAACCACCAAGGATTGAACCTATTAATCCCCCTATTGCTGTACCAACAATAGGTACCACTGAGCCAATTCCTGCTCCCAACAACGCACCAGCTCCAGCGCCACTTAAACCGCCGACCATATCACCGGCTGTTTTACCTATTTGTTGGTTATCACCATTAGAAATAGCTGAGGTTAAAGCTGCTCCAGATAATGCAATGTCTAACGGTCTAAACATTTTACCCGCACCTTTTAACATCGCACCACCGCTAATACCGCCAAATATATCACTTGCTGTACCAGCTATCGCAGCACCTGAACTGGCGAGCTCTCCAGCACTTGCACTTGCGGAAAACATTGATAATGCTGTACCTCCGCCAATTAACGCAGCTAAGCGCCCATATTTACCACCTTTTAAACGGCGAGATTCAGATTTTGAACTAGGTGATGAAAAACCAGCCATTGCCGGTTCTAGCGCTAAACCTCCATCAAAGAAATCACTAATACCACCAACTAAACGACCAATACTACCTCTTGAACGCGTTCGTCCTCGCTTGCGTTTACTTCTAGTTCTACTTTCGCCACGACCACGACTACTTCTACTGCCAGAACCTAGCTCACCAAGTTTGCGGTTCATTCTATCAAGCGCTTTCGCTGCTCGATTTGCACTCGTTGTCGTTTGGTCAGTTGAACCAGATAATTTTGATTTACCTAGTTTAAAACGGTCTGCACCGTTACCCACAGCCAGTTTAGCCAATTTGAATGCGATAGCACCCGCTTTAACTGCCGTCATTGCACCAACAACCCCCATAAGGCCTGTTGCCAACATCGGTGAATCTTCAGCTAAATTAGCAATACCATCAACAACCGTCATTAATGGCGGAACAACAGCATCAATAACAGGTAGTAATCTATCACCTAATGCAATTGTCATGCGGTCAAACTTAGCTGATAATTGCGCTAATTTATGGCTACGCGTTTTAGCTCGATTAGCATATTCATCATCCACACTTCCTGCGCGGTCAATCTCTTTTGCTACTTTTCCAAATGCAGATAATAAACCATTTTTAGGGTCGTCTATCGTCAGCACTAACTTGGAAACAGCACTTTGAATTTCCTTACCGAATAACTGAGAGATGACTGCGCCACGTTTTTCTGCAGATACATCTTGTAGCGCACGTAAAACTTCCGTTAACGTACTTTGCGCATCTTTTTGCATTGATGACGCAAGATCTTGAGGATCTAAACCAAGTTTATCTAGGGACTTTTTTTGACTGCCTGTTGCTGAATATCCTGCTGTTAACGTACTAGCAATGTTCCTTAACGCGGTAGCAGCTGTTTCTTCAGTAGCACCGCCCGCAATTAAGCTTGCAGAAAGTGCTGCAGTATCGTTATAACTAAAGCCAGCACCCATGGCATCAGCGCCTTGACGAACCATTACAGCAGCAATATCTTTTGCTTTAGCATTCATATTGTTGCTAAGGTAATTCGTCGCATCAGCTAAATCTAACGCTTTTTTCTGCGTCAATCCCATCGATGCACGCCATGTTGCTAACGTCGAACCTGCAGCTTCTGCAGATACATCCCACGCTACTGACATCTTTGTTGCTGAGCCAGCAAACGCTAATAACTCAGTTTTTTCAATACCTGATTGACCAGCTGCAGTCACAATGTCTGCGATACCGTCTTGCTTAACACCTAGCTCACCAGCTAACTTCATCATTCTTGTGCGATATTCGGTTTCTTCTTTTTGATTAGAGAAGTTAACCACTTTTTTCACATCAGCAAACGTATTTTCATACTCAACAGCACGTTTACCAGCCATAACAAGTGGAGCCGCTTGTGCTGCAACACCAATGGCCTGTCCTACCAGCTCGCCTTTTTGCGCTTTACGCGCTGCCATTCTGTTTTGAATGGTTTGTACATTTTTAAGTTTTGCCGCTTGTTGATCTAGCGCACTGTTTGCCTGCTTTGTCTTTTTTGCAAGTCGTAATTCTTCTGCACCAAGTGCTTTGGCATTTAAGCCTGCGGCACCCATGTCACGACGTAAACCGCCAAGCTCTTTAGACTGTTTACTATAACTAGATGTTAACTGTTCAGATGAACGTTCGGCTAATTTTAGCGCTGTTCGCTCTTTTTTCAGTGCGCGCTCAGCTGCAGATTTTTCTTTAGTTAACCTTACGACTTCTTTACGTGCTGCAATCACTTGCTCTGATTCAACACCGTGAGCTTCAGCCATTTCTAATACAGCTTTCTCTGCATTTTTCAATGTTGCAGTATGCTGTTTAACAACCTTGCCAGCACTTACTTCAGCAGCTTGAAGACGAGCGACCTCAGACTTAACACCTGATAATTTTTGTTTAGTGACACTAAGCTGTTCAGATAACCCTTTAAATCGAGTCACCATCCGCTGCTGAGTATTTAAACCTTTTAAACTACTATTCGTTTCCGAGACAGCCGTTTTCAACTCTCCAACACTCTTAGTAGCCGCTTCAGTAGGGCTACTAATATTGTTTGCTGCTGAGAGTAAAAGTGAAATTTTATTCGCCACTACTTACCTCTGCTTAATACCCAACTTTACCGCAGCAAGATGATAACGACGCATTGCTTCATCAATACGCCAGTCCAATATTTCGCTTGGGTTTACGTGATAAACCAACGGGATCACATCAGTTAAGACTTCGACGTCTCGCGGCGAAAGAAGTCCGCCGGTTTTTGCAAAAAATCGATTAAACGTTCCTGCAGCTGGTTCCAATCTGGCAAGCTCATTCGTTCTAGTTCGTCACGACTAAATCCAGTGCAACTGGCGCTAATAAATAACGTACGGTCCCAATCACCGTCATGCGCTTCCATTAAGTCAGTGATGGCCACGGTAGGCGGACGCAACTTGTATCCTCTTTTATCTTGACCATCGTCACCCATGAATCTGATCAGTAATATTGGTGAAGCAGGGAGATAAACAGTTCCAGCTATTCGTAATCTAATCTTGTCAATTTCATGTTCCGGCGCTTCTGAACTTACTAATGACTGCAGGGTTTCATTTAATGCTTCAACTTCGCGCTCAATGCGTTCTTCAATAAGAGGCTGAGCAGTTGAATTCATTAACTCCAATACCTGGTCTTGAATACTATTGAAATCTGGCGTAATAAGACGCTTAATTTCTGTCAGGCTTAAACCAGTACTTTTACTTATACAAGCACGTAGTAAGTCTGTTTCTTTACCTTTGTGTTTCTTGCTTATTTCACGGTGCTGACCCATAGTCAGCGTTTTCATTACAATTGAGCTTACTGATTGGCTCTTATCATCGTCAATCGGCCAGTTAAGCGAATGCGTTTTCTGAAACATAGTTTTGAACTCCTAAAAAAAAGCCCCAATCAATATGATTGAGGCAAACCTGTAGCTACTCAGAGAAATATTAAAAAATAACGATTAAGGCATACCAATGTTACGGCGATGTTCTGCCATTAAGTCACCAGCACCTAAGTTAAGGATTTGTGCATTGCGGTCAATGTCATAGACAACTTTACCGCTTTCCGTTTTTTTATACGCACTAACAGCCATCTCAAATTCAACATCAGGAAGTTCGCCCATTTTACTGACTGACTCAGTGACCGAAATGATTTCCCCAGTCACACTGTAAGCAATCGCAAACTTGTTACCATCTTCATCTTCATGGGATTCTTTAACATCAGTTTGACAAAGTTCACCTGCAGAAAGACCGAAAGCCGCAAGTAATTCTTGGTTGGCTCCTTTGACTTTAAACTTGCAATTCATCTTTTCCAGACCGACCATGATTTCACCTGGTATAAAAGATCCACCACGCGTCTCTTGCATTGTTTTTTTTATTTCGGGTGGCGTAAACTCATCCAGTTCTTTCACTAGCGGCTGACCGTTGATAATTCCCTGTCGGGTGATGCGTGAGCGTTGTCCTGCCATTATAAAATTCCTTCAAGAAATGATTCGACGATGCCGACATCTTCAATTAAGTGATAAACCATGTGCTCGTTTGGTGCGTAGCCATGATATTTGATCGCAATGTGCCATTCGCCATTGCGATAATTTTCGACATTATTAAGCGTTGGATGCAGATATACCTGAGCACCCATGATGGTTTCATCAGCCTGCAGAGATTTAAGCCATACATTCAGCTTGGTGATCTCTTGTTCCATCAGCGATTTGCTCAGGTTTCGAGCCATTACACGTTGCGCTGTTTTTGCTAACTTGCGAATAATTGCGTGTTCAAGACCAACCTGAGAAACAAAACGTCCCATTACGCAACGGTTACCAATTAGTGAAAAACCGCCCATTGACGTGCGCGCAAAATACGACACGCCATGACGGTTCAACAAGTCGCCATTGGTGGCTTTGTCCATGATGTTGTAATCAATCGTACGCGCAGTGCCATCAATCAACGCACCCATGCCACCCTTAGCAGGGCTTTCCCACGCTTTAACACGGGCAAAGCATGACAACGCAATAGCGGCTGCTGAAAAGTAAACGTTACCCTTAGCTGCATGGCTGTATACTGCCACTTGAGGATCAACCATATAAAATGATTCATAGCCGGTACCTTCACCGCCTAAACTCTTCGAGTAGTCCACTGCTGCTTGGTCGTTAGTGTTCGGACCATCACCTACTGGCACAGCAAATAGACGCTTACCCATAGCTGCAAGTGAATCAGCAACCGGTTTAGTATTAAACCCTGGCGCTGCAATGTGAGTTGGTATTTCCATACAATCAGCTAACGCTTGAATACCCAATCGTTGACCTGTTGTAGCATCAATTTTTCCGATCACATTATTTATTGTTTCAGCTACATCAGCACCTTCATCAACAATGACGACATAAACAGGCACTGCAACTAAACGAAAAAGTTCATAACACGTGCGCCATAACGTACCGCGCTCTGTCCCTTTTATATCAAGCTTGGCAGCAGCACCAAGATTAGCGATGCGGATTGGACTGTTTTTAGGTAATGCAGGGTCTGCATCTGGCGCTGTTCCCACTGCACCTAATACAATACTACCTAACGGCCCCATAGGTGGTGGAGCAGGATGTCGCTCAACACTAATACCGTTGTGCACAAATGATGCTATATCAGGCATTGCCCTCTCCTTGTTTGTTTGCCACCGCCGGAACCTTTTTCACTGTAGCCATTTTTATTTTGCCTGATAAAAGTAAAAAATCAGCTTCACACGGTAACAGATCAACTACTTCATCTTTTTTATGCCAATGCTTATGGTTAGGGCATTGATAAGGTACCAACACCGTATATTCTTGGCGTGGGTTAACTATCTTTGATGTTGCCATTTAAGCCTCCAAATACAAAAAACCAGCATAAGAGCTGGGAATTAGATATAAAAAAACCGCCGTATGGGCGGTTGTTATAAAGTTGGTTTTTCAGGCCACACTACATCAGAAAAAACTTGATAGTTATCGGTAATATCTCTCAACGCTTGACGATACGCACGTAACGATTCAATGCTTATGCCTTTGTCCAATGCAATATTTACACTATAGTCAGCATCAACTAAAAGAGGATCACGATATACACGAATTTTATCTAGTTCTTTTTTAGTTTGATGAGCTTCGAGCTCTGTATCTGCTTCGGATTCTGATAATCCTAATTCCAGAAGCTGCTTTTTATCAGCGGGTACATTAATTAATACTTCACCACGACAATTTAATTCTTCAATCATTACACGACCTATAATTACGATGTTTTTGGTTATGGAGTTTAATATCCGATGTACGTTGTTCCATGGTTATTATTTGAGTCTCCAGAAATAAAATCTTCGAGAATAACCGTTTTAGCTAAATATTTTACGTTCACCTTTTGGCTACCATGCTCATATATAAGTTCACCGTCTTTTAAAAGTCGGAATTCTATCGGATGATTCGAATAAATATTATATTTTAATTTTCCTCCTCGAAGCATAAAAGATGAAAGACTTCGGCAAGTAAAACCTGTCTGCGGTTTATTATAAACACTATCTGGACCAAGTTGGTCCTTCTTCTCTACCTTAGCCCATGCTGAAAAAGCAACATGCCCTACACACTTTCTATAGCGCTGATAATTAACTATAGTTCTAAGATAATTAGCGTCTCCAGACCATGGGTACGATTGTCCTTTTAATATAACCAATGCTGATGCAACGTGTGTTGCATTAAAGTCACTGCCTTCACTATTCCAAGCGTAGTGGCGGTATATTTCAATTGTTGTTTCCTTACTGTCAGGCATTCTGAATATAACTGGATAAAACGTATCCTTGTCGCCATCTACGTAAACTTCTGTAATGTAAAGACTTTCTCCTTCAATATTGTTTGCTCTTATTGAATCTTTCCACTCTTCAAATTCTTGTGAAGATTTTGCAACAGCGCTATTAATATTACCCAAGGTTTCCGTGACCGTTTTAGTCACCTTATTAACTGATTCGATTAAATCCGCAGCAACAGTTGTCGACATAAAGTTCTCCTTATACGTCATTAATTAAAATTTTACTGTTATCAAAACAGCGTTTTATTATGTGATATCTCTCGTTTTAAGAATTGCTGAAAAGTAAAAAATATTACGCATAACAAGAGGTTTTAACTCTGGGTGAAAATCTTTAACTACGTTTTACTTCCAAATCAAGCAAGCGAATCTCTTGCATAATTTGTCTACCCATTGTATCAATCTGAGCAATTGCCATTTTAATAAATTCTTCATCAATTAAAATGTTGAGGTTTTCAATACCAACAACAACATTGACGGTATCACTAGGTAGCGAGCTCAGGTCTAACGTGAACGGTTGAATACAATGCCCATTTTTAGCTTTATAGTTCAACGTTGTTCCTGGCTTAGAAATAACACCTAGTAAAGTGCCCGTTTCAAGCCAAAATCCTAATTCTTTGACAGGATATTCTAGAGGCCCACTGAATTTAGCAACTGCCTGGAGCTGGTTATTCCCTTGGTCTTTATACTCACCAAATTCTACTCGTTGAAGCTCATTGCCTAACTCAGTTTGCTCTGGGTTAGGAATGTACGCGTTGTCTCCAGCTGATACCCACTTCAGATTTAAATTAATCCCTTTCGATTTAGCACTAATACATTCTTCTAAGCCTTGTCGGGTTATCACTAATTTTAATTCGTCAGTCATTCTCTTTACCTTTTAAAACGGCTTTCGCACTAACGGGTGAAACCGTAAAACTATAATGTGTGGCTACTACTGAAATGCCCATTTGACCAATGCCCTTTATCACAGGAACAACGGCCTTTAATTTCAACGGTTGAATGTTTATTGATGGCGGTATAGCAGCCGTTATCGATAATGACAGCTGAGGATTTGGGGCTGACCAAATTTCAGCTGTACTAGACGTGTTATTTACATTAATAACCGGTGCTCTTGCACCAGCCAAACTTGCACTTGTTTCAACACAAAACATCAAAGAAAGTTCAACATCATCACGCTCTGATTGTGTGTCTTCTATATACGCTAGTAATTTTTTAGCGTTAGCCCCATCAATTGGTTTACTGTCTTTTTCCCACGCAACAATTTCTAGCTGATAAGGTGTTCCGGTTGGCGACATTTTATGCCAAGGGGTTATAGTGCTTTTAAATCCGAAGGAATTGAGTGCTAGCATTAAGCCAGCCCGTGTGCCACTTAATTTGCGCACTTTCCAAGCATTGTCTACCGAATTTCGTTTAACATCATCGCAGTCTTGTGTGTCCCAGACGGGTAATTGACGCTCAGCAGCCAGGTAAGGAACGACATCAATATCAGTATGCAAAGCATCTAGCAGTTGAGGATAGTGATGAGAGCTAGCGTAAAGCTGTTCACTAAGAGATAACTCTAGCGCCCTCTCTAGTGGACTCCTATTGTCTGGTAATACACTATACGTTCTCAGTAAAGATGGTAATTTTGACTGACTCAAGATGAGGTGCCTCGCTGTATGCGCAGCGCAGCGGCTGAGCTGGTTGGATTATGTCACCCCGATGCGCACTAGTTGCCTTTAGCAGCACACTATAGAGCATCGATGGTTCAATACTTCCACCAAGCCTATGCTGTCTCGCTGCATACTCTTTAACTGCTTTTTCAGCAGCTAACTTAATCACATCTGAATCGGGTCCGGGTCTAATATAAAGCTGAGCTTTACATGCCCAATTTTGAATTAATGGCGGTTTAACCGTTATCAAGTCAGTCTCTTGAGCAATATCATCACGCTCCAAGTATTCTTGCGTAGCATCAATCAGGGATTGCTCTGGCATGCCGTTCTCAGCGTGGGTCAGGATAAAGCAATCGACAACGCCAGGCGTGACTTGACGAGCTTGTGCATCTTTAGTTAAGCCAGCATTATCATGCTCAGTAAATTCATACGTCACAACAACCTTGTTAGCTTTTGGACTCTCAACTTTTACAGCTGGTCTACCACCTAACGTCATTGCATGAAAACGATAACCAGCGCGAGTTCCGGTGCTGGCAAGTGCATATGCTGCAAGATAATAACGGGTTAGCAATGATTCATTACTTTCCATTTCAGCTGGTACAGCAGGAAACGCATTAATATCGCCAGGTGCCAATATTTGGCGTTCAACACCAAGCTGGCTGGCTATCAAATCAACCATCGCATTATCAGTTGCGTACATACCAAACATTTGTTGCGCTTGTGCGTTCATCTGGCGAAAGTGACTCTGCAGAATAACTGTAAATGCTTCTGTAAATTTAGTGAGCAGTTCAGCCTCGTTTTCAAATGTTTCACGAACTGCAACTGCATCATTTGGTGCTACTTTTTCTAAATACGATAAAACATCAGACTTAACACTTTCTAAAAGCACTTCGAAAGTAGGCGTGGTAATAATATCGGATTTAGGTAAAGGGTTTTGATGTGGAAAAAACATCGAGCGGTACCTCAAATTTAACAGGACGCCCTTGCCACTTTCCTTCGAAAAATAAGCTTAGGCCGGTGGCATGACGCTGGGCTATGCAACGGCTCGGAACGAAGTCATGCAACCCATTAGCTTTATTATAAAAAGCTTCGATTGAAGCCGATTGCACACGAACTAACGTACTATCAGACATGTTTGCAGAAAGACTATCTCGCACTTTACTACCAACTTTCGGTCGTTTAGCGCGTCCAACTAGTGAAGTGGTCATTATCTGAGTAACGCGACTAACAAACTGTTCGAAACCATCGATTCTTCTGCCTGACTTTCTATCTATCCCAATCACTGTTGCTGCTCCGGTACGCTAGTATTAGGCACCCCATGTGGATGCTTGTGACTATTATAAATAAGTCGGTCAGCCTGCATTGTTCTGGTTTTATCACTAACTTCACCATCAGCATGAATATCTTTATCTGCATGTACATTGTTGGTGGCACGTACTACCTGGCTGTCCAGCTTAATCAGTGTTTCCGCTTTAAGAGTAAGCGTACCCGCATCCATATCCCATATTTCTGCACACTTATCACCGTAAGCAGTGACTACCTCTGATGGCTTATCTGTAGGGAATGGGAACTTCTTAGAATCTATGCCGATTAAGGCTATACTTTGGGTCCCTGTGTCGCCAGCACCATAATTTAAAATAATAGCCTGCTCTCCAACTGTCGGGCATCGGTAATGCGATACTCGGCCAGACGATTGCGCAAACCATTTAATAAATGGGGTTTCAAGCTCACCGTGTTTTATTTTAACAAGATTATTCTTATCGTTTATTTTATAAACGTAACCAAGTCTGATGATTAACTGCAATCTTTTTCTCAGATCTTCGACTTCTGAACTTAACTCTTCCATCCGATCAAGGTAAGGACTCAACATGTCACGCACCAATAATTCAATCACTTGGTGCATGTGCTATCTCCAACGATTTGTACTCTTCAGGTTCGTCTTGATTGGTAGGGTTGACGGCTAAACGAATACCACCGCACACTTCAGGTGTTTCCCACTCTGATTCACCGAGGTATAAATATTGATCCCAAGATACTACCCAGGAATCATATCCACCTGACGTTGCTTTTTTAAAGTTACCAGGGAATGCCGTTATTCCTTTAGGCTTTGAGACCACGGACCCATTTAGCCAAATACCATTTTCATATACAAACTGAGACACTGATATAGCAAATTCTTGCAATTCAATCTGCAAGTTTTTCACTTCATATCCAAGTACGCAATGTAATGATATCCGAGCATTAACGGGGTAACGTCCATCACCAACATCGACCGCCTTAGGCAGTTCTTCAAAGTTAATTAAAAGCGCGGGAGCAAGTTCTGATAAATCTTTCAGAGGCTCGTAAGTATCGATGTTAACTCTTAAAAATTTATTACTTAATGCGGCTTTTATAGCGTCATGAATAGACGTGATAGTTGGATTCATGCGACCTCTATATTTAATGCAAAGTTAATTTCTTGCTGCAATATTTCTTTGAATCGAGCTTCTGCTCTAACGTAATAACGTTCAATAATAGGTTTTGCTATATCTTCAATAGGAAGTCGAGTTACTTCATCAATTGGTAACTCTGTCCACTGACCATCAGGACGTTTTTCCCGTCTGTTATTCTTTGATGCTTTTCTTTCAAAAACACCTTGGTGTCCGTTTTTCATCGTAGCTATAAATGCACCATCAAATTGATGTCGACCAACTCGAACCCCCATGTTGTTTTGCTCCGCTCTACCAAGCCGATAGGTAGGTATGGGCTCTAAACCGAACCACACTAAAACAGACCGTTCACTATTCTTTAATCTATATGAATGATGATAACGCACATTAAATATGCGCTGCGGGAGAGATAGCGCTTTACCAAGTTCGCGTTTACTGTGAGTCTCTATCCATCGCGACGTTTTAGCCAACGCGCGTGATACTGCTTTTTGAATTTGCGGAAAAGACAGCTGTAGTTGTTCTTCAAGTTCAGCTAAGTCGTCGCCTAAGTCCATCTCAAGATGCATATTAACGCCAACTGTGGTTTTTATTCTGAGTTAATTTAAGCGGTATAATTGTTTCAAAATCACCTGATGAAAAAGGTAAAACTAAGTAATCTTGACCACGAATACGCAGCGAGTCACCTGCGTTACCTTTCACCTTACTCGGCGTCATCGCATATGTAGCTGTCGCAACATCAACTGTTATACCGCCACTTCGATTTTCACGCGATTGCTTAACGTTAAAACTTTTTTCTATCAAACTAAATGTACCAAAAACTGGTTCGCGGTTACCACTTTCAAACAACCACACAGCGGATTCGCCAAATTCGTCATCGATACTAGATTTTAAATCAGCAAGAACAGCTTTATGTTGATTATTCAATTGCACCCCTTGCTGATCACATTAATTTGACGAGAAGATTTCACAAAGCAAACTTGGATCGCGGCAAATTGGTAAGTAAATAGCGCGTGAGCGAATTTCCATACCTTCGTCATGATCTTTCATTTTCTTCGTGATGTAACACTCTCGCTGATTTGTACCACCTGACAACACATCCGCTGGCGCACGTAACATACAAAATAAGTTATTAATACCAGTAGGGTAAGATGCACCTTTTGTTTCTACTGCGTCAGCTTCATCAGTGATAAAATGAATACCGCAAATGTTAATTCCAGAAGAGTCATCAGCAAACTGAACGACACGTTTTGCGTGAACCTCTTCACCGTAAAATTCTTTAATACTTTTATGATTCAAAATGCGATCAATCACATCTTGTCCGAGACGACACGTCACACCAGAAATTGTCATGTGACCGTGTTTTTTGGCGTTTGTTTTTGTGTCTTTTTTAATTCCCTTCAACAATAAAGGTACATTAATACCTGGTGTGCCGAGTTTCAAATCAACTTTACGTTCTTCCACTTCAAGAGTATTGAATAAGTTAGTAAGAATGCTACCGTTTTTATTTTTCACTATACCTTTTAAAGCTGAATAGGCTGTAAACGCTGCTGTATATCGATGATTGGCTTTGTGTTTAGTCATTTGTGTTTTAACTAACACAGCCAGTTCTGATGCTTTGAGTTTCTTATCTTTCAGAGATGCAATGCGAGTTAAATCACTTGGTACAATATATGTTTCAAATGGGTAACGGATTAAGCTAACTGGTACCGCACTCTCTTTGTCGGCTACATCAATGTTCGGATTGTTGCCAATTTCACCTGGCATCAGAACTTGTAGTTCAGTACCTGATTTAACTATCATAACTGTGCGGTTTTCTACGTTTTCAACAGTAAACATATTTAACACATCAGCATCAATGTTCGTTGCTGAGTTATAACCTGTTGTAAGCGAGGCAAGCGTAAATGCCTCATTATCAAAAATTTCTTCTGGCATGAGGCTACCTATTTAATAATTAAAAATGATTTTTCAAGTTGCGCAATAATTAATGCTTTAACTGGCTCTGTTATATTTTCTGGCCACACGATGTACTTCCCATTAAAAACCGAGTGAGCGTAATACACTGCGCCATTACTCATGTGAACCCCATAAACGTCACTGGCATCATAATTATCAACAGTAGTATCAATGGCATCACCGTCTTTATTAACTAAAGATAATTCAGGATTAGTTGACGCGGCTGGTATTTGTTTATTACAAAGTTCACCGCGTTCGTGAGACCAAAGTAATTTAAGTGCCATTGAATCAGGCATATTAATTTTTTTCATTATGCATCTCTTATTAGTTGTTGCATGTCATAAGCTTCGTTACCTTGCGTATCTAAACCGCTAGTTAATAAAAGCTCTTCGTCTTTTGCTGCAGCGGCAATTTTGATTTTTTTAGCTGCATCAATTTCATTAGCATCATCAACAATCAGTTCAGCGGCTAATTCAGGTACACCGGCTGATGTAGCTAAATTCATAATCTTTTGACTTAGTTTTAATTGATTCTCTTGTTGTTTCTGGTTTTCAGATTGCAATTCAGTGATTTGTGTAGTCAGCTCTGTTTTTTCTAAAGCATGCGTTGCGTTGATACTGTCTACAATTTTTTGGTGACCTGCGTTTGTCATCATGGTTTTTATCTCTTCTTCTGTTTTTATGCCATCAATCAAACCGTGATTGAGTAACGCTTGTGAATTAAATAGTCCCGCCTGCAGTGCTTTAACAGCCTTGGCATCAACACCCCGATGATTTGCAACCAATGCAAAAAATGAATCACCAAGCTGATCAACCATTGCTTGATGTCGACCACTCTCATTTTCATCAAGCGCTAAATCAGGTGTGCCGTCAGCTTTCGCATCACCGGTTTTAAAATAAGTAACCGTTTCATTTTCGCGCATAATTTCTCGGCGTCCATAAATTGCACCTATTGACCCGCCCATGCTATAAGGGCTTGCATATAGTTCATTACATGCGCAAGCAAGTGCATAATTAGCTGAATAAGAACTACCGTTGATAAACCCGATAACTGGCTTTATTTTTCCCAACTCAGCAATGTAATCCGCTAAGTCAAAACAACCTTCAGCTTCACCGCCGGGGCCATTAAATTCAATAAACACTTTCTTAACTGAATCATCACTCTTCAAGGGTTCGAGGTCATGACGTAAATCACGATAACAAAGCACGCGATTACAGTTGGAATCCAAACCATTAAAACGGTGTGTAGTGGGGCCGAAAACAGATAAGTGGCAAAATGTATCTTTCTTCTCTGCATTACTGCTACCCATAAACAATTTTGGGTTTTGATAGAACTGTTTAAGCAGGCTTAGATTTGTCTGATGGGCGTCTATCGTCATCAGCATCGGTGAGTTCGTCATCAACTGCAGCAGATGTCGCATTGGTTATACCTCTTTCTTTAAGTGCATCATTACTGCGCTGAACGCTATCAAGATGCTGGTCTAATGTTTGGCCCCTGCCGTTCGAAACTTCTTCTAGCGACTTGATGTGGTTATCAACTTCAAGTACCAACGCTTTCGCTGCTTTCAGTGGATCGATTTCTTCCCACTCCGGCCAAATCCATTGTGGATTTAAATAGCTGTATGGGTTATCAAAATAACCAGGTAATTCAGTGACTGTTTTTAATTGGTACGCATCAATGAACCAACCTAGTATCCGATTAAAAGCCGGTCCTAAAACAATATCTCTGAGTTGCCCGATGAAACGGCGATGATTAATCATGCCTGCGCGAATACTTGAGTAATTTACTTGAGTAAGGTCGCCTGTTAACATTTCGTAAGTAATACCCAGCAAGCCTGCTATCATGCGTAGTACTTGATTATTATGTTCCTGATAGTTTCCCGCCATCTCTGGTGTTGACGCTGTTTTAATGTCTTTAACACCATTTAGAACCGTAACATCACCGACTTTGTGCACTAATTTCTGTGGTGCATTGTTATTAGCTGGTTTGTTTGAGTTTTGTTGATTTCCATCGCTCTCTTTCATTGCGAAAACTTGCTGCGCAGTCCGTTTCATTCGAGACTTTATTTCGACTGTTTGATTGTCTTTATATTGCTTAGCAAAATCACCACCTGCAGCGATCCAGGGCTGTGCTGTTGTTTGTCCTGCATGGATTACATCGCGTAAATGTATAACATCCGCAGCTGGTATCCAATTAACAGACTCTTCATCAAATTCAGGATGGTCGCGAGCTAATTTATAAAATGCATACTTCTTCACTTTGCCGTTTTTTGCGTAAAGAATACCACCCCGAATGTATGCACCTTTACCTGGCTTTTCCAAACCAGAGGCGAGACTCAATGGGCTAACGACTTGCAACTGCAGAGGCACAATATTTAATGTCCGACGACGAATAATAAAAGCGCTGCCGTCAATCAACATAGTAATCACTGCTAACGCTTGAATACCTGCAAAGTTAGTATTCCCTTCAAAATCACAATACAGTGTCCATTCGTTGAAACTTGTAATGAAATCAGCATCAAACAATTTAGGATTAAAAACAGGTTTTGCACCACCTCCAATACATGATGCTCGAAATCGAGTTGCCCCGACGCGTAACAATGGATTGTTGCGCATTAAGTGGTGGCTAGCCGTGATCTCTTTTAATAACGCTTGTTCGCTTTTTTCATTGTCATGAAGTTCTGCATCCGAAAATAAAGGTGACTTAGCTATCGTTGAATAACTCAAAAGACCACCTCCATATCCACGCTTTCCATTAACGGTGCCGGATTTAAGTCATGTTGCATCTGAATTTGTAAACTACGCAATTCACTTAAACTCACATCCGTGTACTGCATGCTCGTTTTATTACCGTTTTGTTCTGTGTATTCAACACGAACCTTGCGCTTTCCTCTAACTAAATCAGTGATAGCTTGTTGGACTATTACTAAATTGTCAGGCGTCGAATAAATGGCCATTAATAGTCCTCAATAGTCCTCATAACTTGATGTTTCGTAATCGTCTGAATAATCGTGTTGTTCATCCGAATCTGTTGATGTTTGATTAACTAAATCAATAAGCCCCAGAGGCTCATAAGAATTTGCAGCCTGAATCTCTGGTCGTAAAAATTCGTATAACCAAAGTGCGTAAACAAATAAATCCCACGGCTCATTTCGTTCTTGGCCTTGCCGTTTTTTCCATTTAACCTTACTACCACTGCCCACTAATTCTTCGGCTGTGAGCATCTGAAAATACGTTAAATCAAACGTGTCAATGGCAGGGAAATGGATATAGTTTTTACCAGGCTTTATATTATTAAGTCGTTCTGCAGCGCGGTTTTTTAATTGATGAACATTGAGGCTTCGATATTCACATTTTGCTTCTGGATGAACTTTAAATCCCAAAGTAAATTCAGGTTTAAATTTAGTTTTTGCGTTAACCTCACCACGGATTGCGTAAATCCAACCCTGGTAAGGTCGGCAAAAATCTAACATCGCTTTCCACGCATGGCCGTTACAATCCATAGCAACAGCGTAAACGCTAATACTTCGATCTTCGGATAATATTAAAGGCTGACTAAGTTGATGGATTAAGCTTTTTTGCGTGGAATCGTCTTCTGGATCTCCATAGATAACACCATAATTAATGGCCCACATTTCCCCCCGCTCACCAATTGCCCACAAATGATACTCAAAACGGTTTTTCTGAGTATCGACAGTACCAATTACGCAGCGTGTTTCAGTAGGTAAGCTAACTGATGGTTCGTAATATTCGCGACGTTCATATAATTCATCAAAGTTATTTAACTTATGAGCACGTTGTGTATCTGAATATTCAACACCAACTCGCGTGTTCATAAACGACTGCATTTTTAGCGGATCTTTTTTAGCCTTGTCATATTCTTTCGCAATCGTGGGTAACGCAGTATTTGGATTGTCGTTATATGCCATCCAGATGTGAAAACCTGCATCAACTTTTCCGCGTTCATTGATATCACCTGGTTTGTTACATTTGCAGCAAAGCGCAGTCCCTGTTTCATCCCATTGCTCTGGAACTTGGTGAATATCGCAACATTTAAACTCGCGTGTTGCTTGCCATTGCCCGGCCTCAACCATGGCAAACTTATGATATTCATAAATCTTGCCACTGCACTGAGGGCAAACAAAATGTGCTGTTTTATAATCGTCAGACTGATAGCGTAAGTTTTCTAATTTCAATCGATGCTTATTTTCACAATGTGGACATGGCACATAAAGATAACGCTGATCGGTTAACTTGAATTCTTTTGTTATTTTGCAAGTTCCCGCCTCTTTAGGCGTTGAACCCATGACAACTTTACGACGGCTTTCTGTTTCCGTTCGTATTATCGCGTTCTCAACCGGATCACCTTCATTATCGGGGTTTTCCGGCCAGCCACTTACTTCATCAAGAAATAAGTAACGAATAGTAACCATTCGGAATGAACCAGCAGAAGTAGCCCATACGACGCTAAAATCACCACCGTAAAACTGTTTCTCTGTGCTGGCATTTTTACCAAACATGCACTTTGAAACTGGTGTGCAATAAGTAAAAACCTTACTGGCTTCTTTACTTGCGTATTTTCCCGCATCAGTAAATGTGTTCTGGGCGACCATGATGTTGGCTGGGTCATTAGTAATTGACCAACCAATAGCCGTGTTCATGAAAATGGCATAGCCCACACGCGCACTTTTCGATAATACTATTTTTTCAATATACGGAGATTCAAACGCAAGTAGCCAAGCTTCTTGGAATTTTTTCGGTGAAAATATTTGAGCTGCTGGATTCTGATTAATCCTCGTCCAGGGAATAATCGCCATCTTCTTCGGCGGAACGATAGTATTTAGAATACCGCTCGATAATCGGCGTGATAATTGACTGCAATTCATCCATACCCTTCTCATTCAGTTCATCGAGCGCATCACGAACTAAATCATCAACTAACTTAATTTCGGCTGGAGAAAGAGAGAAACGTTTTGATATTTGGTTAGATAAATCAGTTAGCTTATTTTTGATATACGAAAGAGGTTTGTTATAAAGCTCCATCATCGCATCCAACGGAACTGACTCACCTAAGTCTTGCTCATTCTGTAATTTGATTTTTATTGCTGCTTGTTTTTCTTTTTCCGCTTTCCAATCTGTTATCGCTTCAGGCTCATTACTGCTTCCGCTGTTTCCGCTAGAATCTCGGCCTTTCTGAGCCTTCATTTGTCTTATTTTTTCAGATTGATATTTAACATATACATGCACTGATTTATCGATGTCAATTTTCTTATCATCCAAGTACACCAAAGCGTAGCCGTCTTTTTGATGGTTACGAATAGTACGGTCAGATACACCTAATTTAACTGCTAACGCTTTTATTGTGCTCATAAATAATAGGTCCCAAAACAATTGAAAAATCGGAAGCGGATCCAGTCAAAAATAATATAAAAAATTCTCTGACCACGCGAGTTATTCACCCGCAGTTTGGGGGCCCCCGTCCGGAGTACCTAAAACAATCTGGTGCTTATTTGCCGTTGCGACCACGGTCGCATTCACTTTCGATGGGTTTACCTAACTTAATCATGAAGCAAGATTCCTCATGAACTGGCAGCATGTAATGCTTCAACATGTCAGCTGTATCAACGAGACCTTGCGCAACATCAAGTATCCATTCAGGTACCCAATTGCGTGTACTTACAGCATTAGTCTTTTCATTGAAGTAAATCGGCACACCATGCAGCTTTGCATAATGAGTGAACTCTTTAGCTATTTCAGCATTAGGCAGTTGATTAAGCAGAGGCATTGGTTGTCTCTCCGGCTGCTTTCACCGCTTTATCTATCGCGTTCTTTAAATCCGTTTGCGCTTCATTCATCAACGCTGGGTTATCTGTTGGCTGCTTTGACATCATCTGTTCTAATGCCTGACCTTGTGTACTTATAATCTGTTTAAACATAACAACCTCGTGTGCGCCGATGATCAATGCACGATTCAACGCGCTACCTACATTAATATCAGCTTTGTCTCTGCCCAGCTCGGGTTTGGATGTAGTCGATTGAATCGGATTGACTACGCCTGCATTGAATATGGTTTCCGTAACACTCGCGTTCTGCCCGCTCAGACCGTGTTACCCGTCCGCGTGGAAGTCATGCCTGCATGTTAAATCCCTCAGTTGAACACTACGGTGCATTGCCTTATATATAAGCAGGCTTTCAAAACCCACTTATATATAAGGCCAGCATATGCTGGCCTTATATTTGCCTTATTGGAAAGAGTGGCTACATTAGCTATTTATCAGCCTGTTTACCTCGGTACCACTCTTTGATCTTATCGGGTTTCTTCCCGCACTTATCTAACGCACCCTTCCAAACAAGATCACGTTCGACCGCTTCATCCCGAGTTAAGGGCGGAGCATCAAAAGGAATATCACACGGCGTAATTAACGCTGCAGGCGGTAACACAAACACATCACGGGTTTGGGTTACGACCTTCAACTCCGTAGTGCTGCCACATGCTGTCAATAACACCGGAAGGCAAAGGCCGAGAACCACAATCATCTTCTTCATTTTTGAGTAGTCCTTTTAGTTTGCCGACAGCTTTATTGACCGATGCGTCCACGGCCCCATTGTATTTTTTTATGAATTCAACAGCACGACGCTCATCTTTCAAGTGTTGAGTTAGCGTGTCAATCGTTGAATTTAAATTAGTGTTGGTCTGTGAAACAGTTTCGATCGATTGCTTTGCAGTAGCTAGTTTTGCTGTTTTAATTTCTAACTGCAGAGATTGTTTTTTGATTGTATTTTGCAACAATCCAATTCGTAACGATAAAAAACTAATTCCAGCAATAAACAGCAAACCAATAACGGTTGTAGTATTTATCTTACGAAGAAAAGCAAACATCAGTTTCCACCTTCCTTCGTTTGACCAAGCCAGTTAACTTCTTACCAGCGCCATAAACCCAAAAACGCAACTCATTACAAGCGTTCTTATATCTACCAGCTTTTATATGTTTAAAAATACGTGTCTCACTACCGTCCGGATTATTCTTGAATCGCGTGCAACCTGTGTTGAATATAAATGACGTAAAGGCGTCAACTTGCCCCTGGCTCATTAAGACATCACCCGTTGAGGTAATGAGACATGTTTCTGCAGAGCTGATATTGCGGACCCATTCCATTGCAATTTCGGCTTCTGTTTTAACTTTCCCGGTAACATTATGTGTATTACCAATTCCGTCCGTCGCTAACCCCGCAGGGCAAGCATACGGTTTTAATCTACAACCCTCTGCATTACCGATTATTTCTAGTGCTCGCTGAGACACTTTAAGCTTTGCGACCGTGGATCCATTTATTTCAACATCTCCGACAGGCGGGAAGGAAACGGCTTCTGTCTGATAAGCGCCGCCTGTAATAATGCCGATAATGGCTATTACTGAGCAAACAGCTTTGTTACTTTTTTTCACTGGCTTAGTTCCTTCATTAAATCTTGCTCAATACGAGATCGAAGTAAGTCGTGATTCTTCACTTTGAAATACCAAGACAAAATAAATGAAGCAACACCGAGGAATATACCGAAGATAACGCCCCATTCATTGACTGAGAACGCACCGAAAAAAGTAGCGAAACCCGCAAAAAATTTGGTTGAACCCGTGGATATTTCGTCAGCTTTCGCTGAAAAGCTAGTGCCTAGCCACCATGCCATCAGCTTAGATAGCCAGCTTTTGTTGTTCTTTAACATAGTGACTAATCGTACTTTTCAGTACGCTCCTATAATTCTTTGAATGACTCGACAGTCGACAAATAAGTGCCCTCCTCCATTTCAATACCAATAAAACGGCGGTTTAGTTTCGCGCACGCTTTACCAGTTGAACCAGAACCCATAAACGCATCAAGCACGACACCACCTTCTCGACTGCTAGCAGTAAGAATATGTTCCAGCATTTCTGCGGGCTTTTCGCACGGATGTTTACCAGGATAATACGCGACAGGAGCAAACGTCCAAACGTCGGTGTAAGGCACGTCACTTGTGACGCTAAATGGACGACGCAACGACTCATACTCAGCTTTTAAATCATCATACTGACGAGTTAAAAATTGGTAATCAGCATTTAATGCATCGTATTCTTTTGTTAATTCATCGTGAGAACGACAGAGTTTGCCAGCATGTTCAGCAAACAACGCCTGCAGCTTTTCATATTGTTCACGATTTGGAAGTTGCCATTGACTCGCACTAAACCAATGCGAACACATTTGTGTGTCAGTAGCCTTGTTTATATCTTTTGCTGAAATGCCAAGTTGTTCCCGGGCATCTTTAAAATAATTAATCAGAGGTTTAAAAACCTCTTTCTTTAATTTTGCACACTGCTTTGCATATCTGGACACGCCTTTCGCATGTCCTTCTGCACCATAGTGTTCAGCAAATAAAACGCGCTCCGTAGCAGGGAAGAACGAACGAAGATCCGTTTTTCTCATGCGTCGCCAAGGACCGTTAGGTTTTGCCCATGTAATGTGATTTAACATGTTAAACCGTTGACGCATAAGCATCTCGGTATCAGCTGAAAGCTTGTGGCCACAAAACAAATAAATACAACCTGATGGCTTTAATACACGCCAAAATTCAAGTAGCACTTCATCAAGCCATGCTAAAAACGTTTCAACATCTGGCCACTGATTATCCCAAGCGTTTTTTTTCACTTGAAAATACGGTGGGTCGGTTAAAACAAGATCAACACTACTATCTTGTAAAGTTTTTAAATAGATAAGGCAATCAGCGTTCGCTAGCTGAATGCGATTGTTCAAAAAAGAGTGATTCAATAGAGTTCCTAAGATTAGGTACTCTTGGTACTCCCTTCAACCAATGATTTACAACGCTTACATTTCGTTTTGACGATACCATCAAATTCACATAACTTAGCGTTGCAGTTTTGACAACGTAATACCCTTAATACTGTCATACAGACCTACTTTCCTGTAGACTCCATTCCGCTTTGCAAAGCTGGATGGGCCTTGGTGTTGGCTTATGACTTCTGTAATAGGTCAATTGACTGTGGGGTGTTATCGCACTTCACAGTCGCCCATTTCATTGCCGTAAAAAATACGCGGCTCCTCTCTGCTTATTCTGCAGGTCTCAGGTACTCAAACCGCGTCCAGAAACGAAAAAACCCCGCACAATGGCGAGGTTTTTATTTGTGCTGAGTTACAAAAACCGCACAATGGCTAATTTATACCGCATCAATAGGACATTTGCAACTACATATTGTGTTTATTTTTATTTTAAACACAGCATATAGTGTTTTTGTCTGAATTAAATAATCTCCCCGCATCTGTCGTGATATAACGATTTCCATCTTCAACATCTAGTAACCCCGCAATGTACAACTGTTCAATAACAAATGTAATATGCAAAAAACTATTAATTTCACCCAGCTTATGATGAATGTTTTTAGCATCTAATGCATGTTTATTCGTGCTGTTAAGTATATTGGTCACAAGACTATTTTGACGTGGTTTAATATTATTCATAACTTCTCCTGGCGTGTTTAAGTTATTAACGACACTAATTATTACCAGGCTGGAAAGCTAGTCTTATTATGACTAAATAGCTTGTCTGCGACCACGACCTCTTCTTCTTCAATAACTAATAGCATTCCAGAAATACTAACGCTAATGTTGGTTTAACCAACAAGATAGGAGATAGATATGAAAACAATTAACGGTGTATACCAATCTAATATTTGGAAATTCAGCTTACACAACCGCGAAATGGCTATGGAGTATAAACACAAGCGCACATTACGAGGTCATCACTACGGTATATTTCACGGTGACGATTATAAATTTTGGGTAGTATCAGGTAGAGATATAAAAAGACTAAGAGAAGCTGGTTATGAACAACTCCAAGATTAGTTATCTGTCAACACACGGTACACTTTCTGATTATTCTCCGCGTGTAGAATCAAAGAAAACCATTTTATTTACTCAAACTTCCAAAGCCAGTTAGCATACCAATACCTGAAGGGTTTTGAGTTTTATCCAACTTACGTTTTAATTCCTTATTCTCAGCTTCTAAACAGGAAATAAGAGCTTCTTTATTAGCAATAGTTCTATTCAGTGAAGATTTGTCACTGTCCAGTTTTACAACACCTTCACGGTAAGTTGAAATTAAAGATCGTTTCACTTTTTCAGATAAATCATATGAATCCGTAAAATATGCAGGATTATGACTTACAGTAATCAATGACTTAAATTTTTCAAACAATTTACGCTTTCGTGGATAACTTTCATCTGATGTAGAATCATGATAATTAGTATTGAAAAAATCGCTTTTTTGAAAAAAAGCAATCACTGGTTTTCCAAATGTAATGGCCATCTTGTATTCCCACCAAGTAACACTCAACGATTGACTATTAGTTATCTTGGGCACAATAGAACCAAATCTGTCAGCAATGATTAATATTACAAAATCACTTTCCTTAATACCTTTCAATATTTCGGATCTAGATGTACCATTTGAAGCAGGCTTTACTTCTAGGGCATTTACAATTAGCCCACACTCTTGTAATCCTTTTGCTACACAATCCCTTTCATCTTCAAGGTCGACAAAAGTCGAACTAATGAATGCTGACGGATGTGAAGTATGCTGATTTATTTTCATGATTTACCTAAGTTTCCTATGCTTAAAATTATTTTATACAAAGACCAAGAAGTAAGCCAGGTCTAGTAGAGTCAGCTTTTACACGTTTAACCTCTTCACCTAACTTCAGTGTATAAAGCTCTCCCATTGATTGAATTTTTTTTGATATGCTCCTACTATTTCTAGTTCAAAATTAAATTCAGACGCATTAAAAGTGCCATCATTCAACTTTTGACTTTCCTGCTTGAGTTAACGCTACACAACCAGCGATCACAACACGAAATAGATCTGGTTTATCCCTGTACCAATTTTGTAATGTTTGTCGAGATTGACCTGTCATTTCTATTACCGTGGCAAGGTTTTTAAGCCCTGCCACTTTTGCACTATCTGATGCAGACATAACTACCTTAAAAATACAAAGTAAGTTGAAACCAATATGACGGTCACTATGACCACGCCAACTACAGGGAACCACTCTTTATTCGTTTTCATCATCATGCTATCCTTTAAAAGAAGGGGGGCGGCAACCCCCCTTTATTTATATTTTTAGAATCTTGTCGATTCCGATGATTATGGCTGTTGTTATTAAAGGTATTTCAATTAAAAGTTTTAATATCTTCAGCCTTAATTCTATTCTTTCGAGCCTCTGTTTTTCTAGCTGCTCATTTTTATGTTTCTTTTTATTTTTCTTTTTATTCATGGTCCCTCTTGTTTACGTTAAAGCCCTTTGCCTTAACTCTTGAAATCATTATAGCAAATTATTTGCTCTTTTCAATACTTAAACGCTAATAATAGCAAATTATTTTCTATTGAATAACTTTTGCCAATTTCCTACATTAAAAATTGAATGTTTTTAGTATCAACTCTATCGCCAATCGCCCATGCCCATGCCCATGCCCA